GAGCAAGGACTTATCGCCTCCGATCTCTTGGGTACAGGGCGCGATCCGGCACAGCCAATCCGCGATGTGATCAAGGTCGAAGGCGATGTGGTCGTTCCCGTCGATCTGCGAAACTTCGGCCATTGGCTGAGAGCGCTTTTAGGCGCGCCCGATACAACGGGTGTGGGGCCGTATGTCCATTCGTTCGTGTCCGGCGCCACAAGCCTGCCAAGCCTTGCGCTGGAAATCGGGATGCCGGAGGCTTCGGCCTACTTCATGAATATGGGCGTGCGCGTCAATTCGATGCAGCTTTCCTTTGCCCGCTCTGGCGGCGCAAGCGCGACGCTGAACTGCATCGCTCAAGGGGAATTTCGCGCATCGGCAAGCGCGGGTGGAACGCCCACCGAAGCCGTGATCACACGCTTCAACCAGTTTCAGGGATCTGTGAAGAAGGACGGCGCGCAGCTTGGCAACGTCACGGGTGCGCAGCTGACTTACAGCAACAATCTGGAACGCATCGAAACGATCCGCCCAGACGGCAAGATCGACGGTGCCGATCCGACCATTGCCGCGCTTACTGGTTCGATTGACGTCCGCTTCGCGGATACCACGCTTATCGATGCCGCGACAAACAACACGCCTGTGGAGTTGTCGTTCGGATACGTCATCGACGCGAACCGTTCGATCCTGTTCACGGCGCACCAAGTCTATCTTCCCAAACCAAAACTGGCCATCAGCGGCCCCGCCGGTGTGCAAGCCAGCTTCAACTGGCAAGCGGCTAAACCTGACAGCGGCAAGATGCTGACCGTAACACTTACCAACGATGTAGAGGAGTACGTCTAATGATCCGTCTTGATCTGAAACGAGAACCTTATTGGCTCGATCTCGGCAACGGGGTGCGCGTCTTTGTACGACCGGCGACCACGGCGCTTGTCATGGCCGCGCGCGTGGCTGCGCTTAAAGCCGCCGATGAAACAACAGACGCTGGAACGCGAAGCGCAACGCTCATCAAAAAGCTGGCCGAGCTTTCTATCCTTGAATGGGAAGGCGTTGGCGACAGCGAAGACAAACCCGCCGAAGTATCTCCAGACGCCGTTTCAGCCTTGATGGATCTCTGGCCAATCGCGGACGCCTTCGAACGCCTGTACCTCGCACCGACCCTTGTTTTGGAACAGGAAAAAAACGGTTAGAGGCTCGCTGCAAATGGCATTTCGGCGGCGGGCCAGAATATTGCGGATCCTGCGCGGATGCTGGTCTCCCCTGTAGCAAGGGCAAGCCCAACGCCAACGGCGAGCTTTGCCCTTATTGCACGAACGAGCCGCAAACCATGGAAGGCTGGGAAGCGTGGGACATCGCGCTTCGGTGTGCTGGCCAGCTTCGCATGGCTCAATTCGCGGTGATCGGTATCGACATGAATGCTGCGCTGAAGATTACCGAAGCTTTGTGCATCGACCTGATCGGTATTGCCGAGCTTCTCCCCTCCTGCGAGTCCGGCATGGTTTCCGCGATCAACGCAAAAGTTAATGAGGGCTTAAAGTCGTGACTGAACGCAATCTCGCCATACGCCTTTCCGTCATGGAGGGAGGCAAGGTCAAGGCTGAGCTGAAAGAGATCGGGGAGTCCGGCGAAAAGTCGCTCAAGAAGATTGAGCTTGCCGGACAGCCTGCTTCCAAAAGCCTCTTGGCGCTGAACGCTGCCGCCAATGATGTGAAGGGCGCGGCCATTGGCCTTACCAGCCAGATCGGGCCGCTCGGCTCTGCCATGGCGGCGTTGGGGCCAGCGGGGATCGCGGCGGGCGCAGGCTTGGGCGCCATGGTCATCATGCTCAAAAAGAGCTTTGATGAAGCCGCGCTTGCCGAACAGGCGCAGAACCGTTTGCAGGGGGTACTTCGCGCCACGGGCTACGCTTCCGGCCTGACAGGCAAAGAGATTGCCGAAATGGCGGAAGAGATGGAGCATTCGACGCTCACCAGCGCCGAGTCCGTCAAGAATGCGGCGTCCATTCTGGCGACTTTCCGTTCTGTTTCCGGCGACACGTTCAAACAGGCCATCCATCTTGCGCAGGATATGTCCGCTGTGTTCGGGCAGGATCTGACAGGATCGGCCACGCAACTAGGCAAGGCACTAGAAGACCCTATCAACGGGATCACGGCGCTGCGCCGTGTGGGCGTAAGCTTTACGGAATCCCAACGGGACGTTATCGCAAAGCTTGTAGAGACAGGCCAAAAGGCCGAGGCGCAAAAACTCATCCTCGCCGCGCTGGAACAGCAGGTCGGTGGTGCGGCAGCGGCTGAAACCCAAGGCCTGACGGGCGCAGCACATCGTTTGTCGGTAGCTTGGGGTGACATGCTGAAGGCTATCGGCCAAACCGAGACCGTTTCTGGCATTGCGCAAAGCGCGTTGCAAAAACTGGCGACGACCTTTGAAGTCACGACCGAGTGGTTCAGCAAGGATCCTTTGGCCGTCCAGTTGCACGAGGCCAAAAACGAGCTGGCCGAGGTGCAAAAGGAGCTGGACTGGTTGCAAAGCCTGCCTTCCATCGTTCAGCCCGTTTATAAGGGCAACACGGAAGTCCGGCAAAAGAAAGCCGCCGAGCTTCGCGCTGAGATCGAAAAGCTCACCAAGGCCGAGCAAGCGGAAAGCGCAGAACGCGCCAAGGCAGAAGCTGGACGCTTGGCGGCGGAGAAGGAAGGCCGCGCGGATCTCCTGATCTCCGCGCGCAAGGGCATCGACGAGGCTTTGGCCAAGCTGGTGGACGAGCCAGCCGAAAAAATTGCCAAGATCAATGATGAGCTTGGAAAAACCAAACAGCGTTTGGATGGCCTGCGCGAAACGGACGGCAGCAACAATACGGGCGTTGATACGGCGATCAAACAGGCGGAAGAAGTTGCGCGTCGCCAGATTAACGCTATTCAAAAACCCATCGCTGAGGCCGCACAAAAGGAAGCGGACGCTAATCAAAAGGTTCTCGACGATCTCAAGCAAAAATTGCTTGGCATCAGCAACGAGAGGCAAGCCTTTATCGATCAAGCAGTCTCGCGCCTTTCCAGCAAGGCAAGCAATACCGACAAGAGCAAGACGCGCGATCTAGCCGGACAGCTTTTTGACGAAAAGGCTTTTGCAAGTGCCGAGAAAGTTATTGCCGATCTCGGCAAGCAAATGGACAAGCTGTCCGACAAGCGCAAGGCATTCGTATCGGATGCCGTGGCGAAGCTGCCGGAAACGGCAACTCAGGAACAAGTCGAGCGTACAAAGCAGATAGCGGCTGCTCTTTACGACCAAACGCAGGCACAAGAAAAACTCGATAAGCTCAAGCAGGACGGAAAGCAAATCACGGAAGGCGTGCGAACCGCCGAGGAAGCCTACGCCGACCAAATCGCCCGCTTGACCGAGATGCTCAACGCTGGCGCGATCAGTCAGGACGTTTTCAACAAATCAAAAGACAAAGCCTATGACGAACAACTGGCCGGACGCACGGACGCGCAGGCCGGAGCGATCCGCGCCTTTCGCGCCTATCAAAAGGAAGGCGAGAACGCGGCGGGCGCGGTCGAGAAAGCATTCACAAGCGCCCTGAAAGCGACCGAGGACGCCATTGTGAATATGGTGACCTCCGGCGAGATCAGCTTGAACAGCCTGAACGATCTTGCCAACAGCATCGTTGCCGACATCACACGCCTGGTCGTGCAGCAATCCATTACGGGGCCACTGGCCAAGATGATTGGCGGCAGCATGGAGAGCGGCGGATTTCTGGACAGTGTATTCAGCTCGATCTTTCACGAAGGCGGCGTGGCGGGCGAAACGGCTCCCGCGCGGCAAGTCCCTGCTTTCGTTTTTGCGGGCGCACCGCGCTATCACGGTGGCGGCATCGCTGGATTGAAGCCCAACGAAGTTCCTGCCATCCTTGAGCGCGGCGAAGAGGTGCTAAGTAAAAACAGCCGCAGAAGCTCCTCAATCAACCTTGTTATGAACATTTCCACGCCCGACGCGAACAGCTTCCGCGCCAGCCAGGCGCAAGTATCGGCTGAGGCCGCGAGAGGAATTAACAGAGCAAGGCGGAACCTTTAAACCATGACCTTTCACGAAATCTCGTTCCCATCCGACATTGCCTATGGCGCAACGGGCGGGCCGGAATATCTGACGACCGTAGTTTCGATGGCATCGGGGCATGAACAACGCAATGCCAACTGGTCAGCGGCGCGTGGCAAATGGAACGTGGCTTCGGGGCTTAAGCATCAGGCGCAGCTCAATACTCTGATCGCCTTCTTTCGGGCGCGGAAAGGGCGCGCCTATGGGTTCAGGTTTAAGGACTGGACGGATTACCGTGCTACGGGGCAAGCTCTCGGCGTGGGCGATGGGGCGAACAAAGTCTTTCAGCTTGTCAAAAGTTATGTGTCCGGCGCGGGTAGCGAAACGAGGACAATTACGAAGCCCGTGCTTGGAACAGTGAAGCCTTATCTTGCAGGCGTTTTTCAATCCTCCGGCTGGTCGATCAACACGGCAACAGGGCTTTTGACCTTTACAACCGCCCCCGCGCAGGGCATCGCTGTGACCGCTGACTTTGAGTTTGACGTGCCTGTGCGGTTTGACACCGACAGCATGGCCGTGACCATTGAACAGATTGATTTACACCAATGGTCTGACATTCCCATAATCGAGATTCGCGTGTAATATCCAACAAAGTCTGCCCTCACTTTGGAAACTTTATGCCAACCGCTGATCTTCAAAAACTGCTCTTTTCTCGCCGCCGTTTGAAAAAACCAGCAGTCATCATCGCCATGCTTATCCTTATCCTTCTTGGATATGAGAAATTCCCGATGCTGGCCGAGCCTTCAGTTGGCGTGGCTTCGGTTATTGATGGCGATACGCTGGAAATTAAGGGTCAGCGTTTTAGGCTTTTTGGCATTGATGCTCCCGAAAGCCAGCAACTCTGCAAAAAGGACGACAAGGAATACCGCTGTGGCAAGGAAGCTGCTTTCGCGCTGGCGGACATGATCGGACAGCAGCCTGTGACATGCGAGAAAAAGGACGTTGATCCTTATCACCGGATTGTTGCCATATGCTTTGCCGGACAGATAGAGATTAACCGCTGGATGGTCGCTAACGGCCATGCACTGGCATATCGGCACTATTCGGATCGTTATATTCCAGACGAAATGAGCGCGAAGGCTGCAAAGATCGGTATATGGATCGGTTCGTTTGAAAAGCCTTGGGATTACCGACACAAAAGAAAATAACAGGCCATCACCCCATGAAATCCACCACTACTCAACTTGCCACGCATATCGCTGGCGAGACCACCACCCTTGCGACTTGTTGGAAGGTCACGCGCAAAGATGGGGCGGTGTACGGCTTCACGGACTTTGATCGCGATTTAACCGTCGATGGTGTTTTGTATGAAGCGCGAACGGGCTACACGCGCTCGGCCATTCACGCGATCTCTGATTTGTCGGTGGACAATCTTGATATTGAAAGCGCGTTGGACAGCGAAGCACTGGCCGCGTCCGACTTGCGTGATGGTGTTTGGGATAATGCGGAAGTGCTGATCTTTCTTGTCAATTGGGCTGCACTTTCGCAAGGCAAAGTTATCTTAAAGCGCGGCACTATCGGTCAGGTAGAACTTAAGGACACCATTTTTAAAGCCGAGCTGCGCGGTTTGACGCAGGCGCTTTCGCAGCAAATTGGCGAGCTTTATACGCCCAGTTGCCGCGCCGATCTAGGCGATAGCCGTTGCAAAATCGATCTGGCGGCTTTGACGGTGGCCAGCTCAGTCACGACAGTTTCTGAC